CTCAGTGACAGCGAAATCGAGAAGGGCATCCGCGAGTTCGCCAGGGGCAAGGCAGAGGCGATGGAGAAGAAGATCGATGACGACCTTCAGGAGATGGAGTTCGTCACGCTGGCGCGCAAAGTAGTGCGGTCGGCTACGATATACAACATCGGCATCCTGACCGGACCGTTCCATACCAAGGTCAAGGCGCGCACATGGCGGCGGGACACCAACACGGGTAAATACACCGCCGTCGAGATCGACAAGTACAAGCCGCTGTTCGAGTTCCTGCCTGTGTGGAACCACTATCCCGACATGACGGCCACGGACCTGACGAAGCAGGACGGCAAATTCGATCGCCACATCATGACGCGGGTAGAGGTAGAAGAACTCGCGCAGAGGCCTGACTTCATCGCGAAGCGCATCACCGACTACCTGGAACGCAACGTCAATGGAAATTACCGTGCAAGGCATTGGGAATCCCTGATGAAGGGCGAGCCCAAGAGCGCACAGGCGGCAGTCATGGGGAAGGAGAGTCGAAAGTACGAAGTCCTGTCGTACTGGGGGCACGTCACGGGCCGCGAACTGCGCGGCGCCGGGGTGAGTATCCCCGACAGCAGCATCGGCGGTTCGTTCCACAGCAACGTGTGGATGATCGACAACGTCGTTATCAAGGCGAAGCTGGCTCCGCTGGGCGAGACCATTCCGCATCATCACATCTTCGTGTTCGAGGACGACGACCTATCCATCCTCGGCAACGGGCTGTGTGACACCCTGCGTGACTCACAGGTGAGCCTGAACGAGACCGTCCGTGCCGCGTTGGACAACGCCGGGGTGATCGGCCCGATGGCGGAGATCAACACCGACATGCTGACGCCCGGTCAGAACTACGCCATCAGCAAGCACAAGACGTGGATGCGCGAGAGCAACGGTGGCCAGTCCGACGCCATCCCGGCGGTGCGCAACGTCAGCATCGACAGCCACATCCATGAACTCTTGCCGCTGATCCAGTTGTTCCTCAGCTTCGGCGATAAGGAGTCCGGGCTGCCGCCGGCGTCACTGGGGGACACGTCGGGTGGCGGCAGCGAAGCGCTTCGCACCCAGCGCAACGCCTCCATGTTCCTCGGCGCTGCGGCGCTGCCGGTGCGCGACACCGTGCGTAACTACGACACCTTCACCATGTCGATGATCTCGGCGCTCGTGGCATGGAACAAGAAGTACGACGCCGACCCAAGTCGCGACGGCGACCACAACATCATCGCCCGCGGCTCGACCAGCCTGATCGCGAAAGAAGTGCTGTCGCAGTCTCTTGCCGAGTTCAAGCAGAGCCTCACACCTGACGAACTGCCGCACATCAAGACGCGTGCCTTGTTGATCGAGCGCGCGAAGGCCAACGACATCCCCATCGACGAGTTGATGGAAGACGAAGACAAGGCCGAGCAGATCGTCAAGCAGAATGCCAAGATGCAGCAGCAGATACAGCAGGGGCAGATGGAACTCGTCACGGCACAGGTCAAGGAGGTACTCAGCAAGGCGCTGGAGCACGAGGCGAAGGCGTCGTCCGAGCAGGCGGCGATCGGGACCACGGTGTTGCAGACCATCATCGACGCCATCAACACCGGCAACAAGCACGCCGTCGCGCAGGCCAAGACACTGATCGATGCCCACTCGGCAGACACGAGCCGGCAGGTTGGCCACGCGCAGGCGCTGACGGCGGCGCACGGCGCCGATACAGCCCGGCAGACGGCCAGTAGGCCGACGACAGGAGCAGCGGCATGAGCGTAATCAAGCAGGAACAGCACAAGATAGAGTGGAACATCTTCCAGTGTCGGAACGAGGGCGGGATACAGGCCATGCGTGACTGGCTGTACCTACGGCAGGCGCGCATCAACACTGAATGGGTCGGCATGGTCGGCGACGACCTGATCCGGGAGCAGGGTGAGGCTCGTATCGTGACCCGACTCATAAAACTGATCGATGACGGCCCAGCGATCAAACAACTACAAGGAGCATGAAATGGCAACTGAGAACGATGATTTCGATGCCGCGTTTGCGGAAGTCGTGGCGGCAATGGATGCAGGCTCAACTACGCCCGCACCTGCGCCCGCACCTGCGCCCGAGCCCACTCCTGCGCCTGAGCCCATTCCTGCGCCCGAGCCCACTCCTGCGCCTGAACCGACGCCTGAGCCCGAACCTACCCCATCACCGGCGCCAGCACCTGCCCCCGTGCCTGTCGTTCCAGTCGAAACGCCCGAAGCCCAGGCTGCACGGCAGGAGTTGGAGGCCAGTATCGCCCCCTACACACCCACCGAGGACGAAGCCGCAGCGCTGGAGCAGTTCAAGCGGGAGTTCCCGAGTGAAGCCACGGCGGTTGAAGCACGGCTGAAGTCCATCGACCGCGAGATCAACGCCAGGGTCTACAAGGCCGTGCAGAAGCTCGCCGAACAGATGGAAGCCCGCATGGCACCCGTCGAGAGCACGGTGGCCACGTCGGCCATCGAGGCGCACGTCGCTGCGCTGCATGCCGCGCACGCCGACTACGACGCCGTGATCGCCAAGGTCCCCGCATGGATCAAGACGTTGCCGACGTACGCGCAGGCCGGCGCGCAGGCGGTGTACGACCGTGGGACGACGCAGGACGTGATCGCGCTGGTGAACGACTACAAGCGATCGGCCGGCGTAGCTGCCCCCACACCGTCGCCAGCGCCGGCACCCAAGCCGACGCCGCCCGGCGCTGAGGATCTGGCTCCCGTGAGTTCGCGACGCGCGGCGGTGACGCCTACGGGTACCCCTGACAAGAATGATTTCGCGGCCGCATTTGCCGAAGCCGTGGCGGCGATGAGGTAACCCTCTTGCACAAAAGGAAAAAAGGTGAAATACTAGCCACATGAATGATTGCAACCTAACCTAACGCGAGGAGATCCCCGTGGCTCTTACCAACCCGCTGACCGAAAAAGACGTTGCCGCATCGATCGCAGATTTCGAAGTAAAACGGCTCCTTCGCCAGACGATTGCCGGCAAGACCATGCAGATTGAAGCTGGTGCTGGTGCTACATCCGGTACTGGCACGGTGTACCGATCCAGTGTCACGAAGGACAACGGCGTGATCACTACCAGGATCATCATCGACCTGACTGGTCTCGCGTCATCTACTACCGATCTGGACATTATCGGCGTCGGCACCAGCCCCGCGCACATCGGGCAGGTGTCTCTCGCCCGCAGCGGCACGCTGCTCTGTGGAAGGATGACCTGCCTTGAAGTCCCAGTTGGCGGCGTCACTGACATCGACTTGTACTCTGCTACCGAAGGCACCGGCGTGTTCGATGGCGGCATCGCCGCCCTCACCGAGACCGCGCTGATCACCGCCGGCGGGGCATGGACCCTGGCGCTTACCAAGGCAATTGCCCAGCCTGCCGCTTCAGACCAGTACCTGTACCTGACTGGCGGCGCGGCGGGAACGGCGGCCACCTATTCGGCCGGAAAGTTCCTGATCGAGTTGTACGGATACGACGCATAATACGCCGCAAGCAGCATGATGTTGTCGATTCCAGAGATGAGTCGAAACACAAAGAACACCACCTAACTCACCAAAAGGAAACATCATGACGACCCCTATCCTCACGTCTGGCGACATCTCCAATCGCACGGCAGCGTATGCCATCGCCCCCCTCCTGATGCGTCACGACGCCGACATGGTTCTGGAGAAGTTCGGCCAAACGTTCGTGCTGCCCAACAACTCGACGAACGTCGCCAAGTTTCGCCGCTACGAAGCTCTGCCGCTGGCTACCACCGCTCTCGTCGAGGGCGTGACGCCGTCCGGCACCAAGCCGACCATCACTGACTACACCGTGACGCTGGAAGAATTCGGCGACTTCATCCCATACACGGGCTTCATGCAGGATACCCACGAAGACCCGTTGCTCAAGGAGTTCGCTTCGTTGTGCATGCAGCAGGCGGCTGAGACGGTCGAGACGCTCCGCTGGAACAAGATCAAGGCAGGCACGCAGGTTGGCTACGCCAATGGCGGCATCACCACGGTCAATACGCCGATCACTCTGGCCGCGCAGCGTACTGCGACTGCCGCACTGCTCCGCCAGCGCGGTAAGTACATCAACCAGGTCGTGTCGTCCAGCCCTGACTTCCGTACGGAACCTGTCGAGGCTGGCTTCGTCGCCATCCATCACCCTGATGTGACCAACGACATCCGCAACATGCAGGGGTACATCCCGGCCAAGCAGTACGCCGGGCAGACTACGCTGTTCCCGGGCGAGCATGGCGCCGTCGAGGATGTGCGGTACTGCCGTAGCGTGTTGTTCACGCCGTACCTCGGCGCGAATGGCGTGTATGGCGGCGCATCGACCACGATGCGTAATACCGGCGGCTACGCTGACGTGTATCCGGTCATCTACCTGGGCAGAGACGCTTACGGTATCGTGCCGCTGAAGGGCGCAAACGCCATATCGCTGATCGCCCACAATCCGGGGTCGTCCGGCACCGCTGACCCGCTGAACCAGCGTGGCACGCTCGGTTGGAAGACCGCGCAGACCAGCCTCATACTTAATGACCTCTGGTTATACCGCTTGCAAGTTGCGGTGACCCTGTAATAGACCCGGCGAGGGGTTTCGGCCCCCCGCGTAGTACCAACTTTTAGGAGATTCACATGACCACACCCACCAACCTGTCCAACGTCAACTGCGGCCCTGTTCAGCGCACGCAGGGCTCGATCAGCGGCACCTACACGGCGGCGTCCGACGTGTCCACTACGAACAATGCGTCGATCGCCGCCGGCGTGCTGACCTTGACGCTGGGTTTTGTCCCGACGTACTTCAAGATCACCAACATGACCGACCGCATCACGCAGGAATGGTACAAGGGGATGGCGGCCAACAACTTCCTTGAGACGGCAGCCAACGGCGTCAGGACGCTCGAAACGGACGGCACCGCCAACATCTCGATTGCCACTCGTACAGGCACTGGCGGGTCTGTCAGCCAGTCGGGTGGTTCAGCCGATACAACGCCGAGCGGCGTCGTTACCGTGACGTTCTCTGGCGGCATCGTTACGGACAACGATACTGTTGTCTGGGTCGCCGAAGGTTAAACCGTGTCCGACAGCTACCGCGTCTCGATCAAGCGCCTGGAGAACGGGTTTGAAGTAACCGTACCAGACGTTCCCGCAATCGAGGCGGCGGAAAAGGCGGCGGAGAAGAACAAGGGTAAGGGCGGCGCAGGGATGTGCGGCCCTTACACCGGCGACATGACCAAGAGTTACGCGGCGGCGACGGTGCCGGATGTAATCAAGATCATCGAAACCGCGCTCAAGAGCATCCCGCAGCAAGAGTACGAAAGCGCGTTTGCCGAGGCGGCACGTATGGCGAACGGAGAAGATTGACTCCACACACCTAAAAACAGGAGCCTGAACCATGAGCAAATTGAACGACAAATTCACCGGCACGCCGGAAGCCGACGAGACTGAAGCCCAGCGCGTCGCCCGCCTCCGCATCAAAGCCGAAACGCAGGCAGCGCAGGAGTTCGACGAGGACGCCGTCTACGCCAAGTTCCTCGCCGAGGCCCGCGACAAGCGCATGAAGACGCTGTCCGGCGACGAGGTTGATCTGCCCACCGACACTCGTGGGTTCCCGCTTGACTACGACAAGATCGAGATCTTCCGCGGGCAGAACAAGCAAGACCTGCCGTACGTGCCGCTGTCGCTCGGAGGTCTGGTCATCAAGGTGCCTCGCGGCAGGGAAGTGATCGTCCCGCATGCCTTCGTGGAAGACTGCCTCGCGCTGTGCGTCGAGGATATTACGATCCAGAGTCAGGGCGGGTACGTCACTCGGCCCGTTCAACGATTCCCATATTCCGTCAAGGGCAAGGCTACGCCGGAGGAATATAAGGCGTTCCAGGAACGCGAGAAGGAGCAGGCGTTGCGCGAGACCGCTCTGGCGGCGTAAGGAGCCGTCGTGGATCTGGCGTCGATGCTCCAACATACGGCGTCGGAGTTTCTCGACGACCGTACGGAACTCGTGGAGGGCGACAATGATTCGCTCTGGTCGGACGAATACCTTGTCCGCCAATTCAATTCCGCCCAAAATATTCTCTGTCGTCGCGCGTGGGCAATCATAGAATTCGGCAAGGCGCCCGCCGGGGTCATAGCCCTGCGGACTGGCGTGTCGCTCTACCCGTTGCACCCCTCGGTACTGCGCGTGTTCGACGGCACGCCCACTACCCAATCGGCCCCCCTCGGCCGCACGGAAGACGCGCGACTTCGTGACACGAGCCTTGGTACCCCATACCCGGCGGACGACTTCAGTGCCGTTGAAATAGGGATGGCGGGCAGCCTCGCCGGCGGGTTCGCAGAACTATCGGGCGCCCCCTTCGCGTTCGCCTCCGATGCCGCGTCGCGCACGCTCCGCGTGTTCCCCCCACCTACGTCGGCGCAGAGCGGTTTGCGTGTGGCGATGAAGGTTGCGCGACTGCCGATCAAGGAACTGACTCTGGACGATGTCGAAGCCGAACCCGAGGTACCCGCCGAGTTTCACCTTCAACTTTGCGAGTATGCGGCAGGCAAGGCGCTCACGCTTCCCAACGTGGATGCAGACCAAAAAACGGAAGGCCGGCGCCTACTGACCGCGTTCGACGAAGTGGTGCGACAGGCCAGGCAAGAACGCCAGCGGGCCGAAGCCAGTACCTACCGGTGGCACTTCAGTAGTTCTACCGCAACTCTGGGGCGTGGGTAATGGCTACCGAATATGCCGCGCCCATCGACGTAAAGGAAGGGCTATTCTCGTTCGATAACTTCCGCGGGTTGCGCAACAACGTCGATCCGGCGGCGTTCGCCCCCGGCGACCTCTCCGTCGCTCTGAACGTGAACATCGATGACGGCGCCAGTGTATCCCGGCGTCGCGGGTTCTCCAGCCCCGTCACCGCTGCCATAGACCGCGACGTATGGGCGAAGGGCAGCGTATGCCTCGGCGTCGGCAGCGACGCTCTCAAGCTGGTCCTGCCGGACTACACCACCAAGACACTGCTTGCAGGCCTCACACCTGGCCGACCTGTTTCCTACGAAGCCGTTGGCGATCGCGTGTTCTGGTCGAATGGCGTCGAGAACGGCGTAGTCCAGAACGGCACCTGCCGGTCGTGGGGGCTCGCGATCCCTGGCCGGCCAACAGTCGCAGCAGGCCCTGGAGAGCTAGCAGCGGGGCTGTACCAATTCGCAATAACGTACCTCCGCAACGACGGTCAGGAGAGCGGCACCGGACGGGCAGGAACGCTCACGCTGGCCTCCACAGGCGGCGTATCGCTGTCGTCGATACCGGTCTCGGCCGACCCCACTGTCGCATTCAAGGCGGTCTATGCAACGTCGGCGGGCGGCGAGACCCTGTATCAAGTCGGGGTCATACCGAACGCCCAAACCACATTCTTGATTGACACGATCCGGCCCGGAGTTAGCCCACTGGCGACACAGTTCCTGCAACCCCCGCCGCCGGCAGACTTCATCGCGGAGTACCGCGGGCACCTGCTTGCCGCCGCCGGCGATCTCGTATATCCGAGCGAGGTCTACGCGCCCGAGCTGTTCGACTGGCGCCGCGCCGTGCCGTTCGGCGGCACGATCACCATGCTCGCGCCCATGCCGGACGGCAGCGGGATGTATGTGGGCACCGAGAACTCCATCCTGTGGCTGCCCGGCGATTCTCCCGACGTGTGGAGGTACCAGGAGGTCGCGGGGTACGGCGCGATCCCCAGAACCCTGACGTATGGCGACAATAGCCTGCTGGGCCCGAGCGACGTGGTTGCCAAGGTGGCGTTCTTCGCCACGCAGCGCGGCCTGTGCGTCGGCAAGCCTGGCGGGCAGGTGACCAATCTGACCGAAGACCGGTTCGCCTATCCTATCCAACCTCGCGGCGCTGGAGTAACTCGTCGGCATCTTGGGATGGCGCAGTACCTCGTAACACTGAACGGCGCGGAGACCGCGGGCAGCGCGGCGGCGTGATACACTAGCACTACCCTACTAACATATCTTCTAAGGAGTAATATCATGGCGCTTCGCTTCTCTCCCGCTTTGCAGAACTACATCGCTGAAACCGGCTCCTGGAAGTCTGCCCTTGACAACGGCATTATCGAAGTCTATTCCGGTTCGCAGCCGGCGACCCCCGACTTGGCGGTCACCGGCACACTGCTTGTCACCTTCACGTCCAGTGCTGGCGCATTCACGCCGGAAACCCGAGCGCTGGGTATCCTGACGCTGTCCGGCACGACTTCTGGGTCTGTCGATACTGTCACCCTGCTTGGCAAGGAGATCATGGGCAGTTCGACTCCGTACAACACATCGCTGACGCAGACGGCGGCCGACGTGTGTCTCAAGATCAACCGCAATCCGAAGAATAGGTTTGTTGTGGCGGCAAACAACGCCAGTGCCGTGATCACGCTGACCGCGCGCCCTGGATTCGGCACCCTGTTGAACGCCGCAGCATTGACGATCACATCGACTACTCTGACTTCGGCTGTCACTAGCACGACGTTCGGTTCCGGCACCGGCGGCGGCACTGCGGGCATCGACGCGGTGAACGGCTTGAAACTGGACTACAACGCGGTTGCCGGCCTGATCACCAAGGATGTGACGCAGACATGGTCTGGTACTGCGGTGTCTGGCGGAACTGCGGGCTGGTTCAGGTATAAAGGGTCTGTTGTTGATGCTGGTGCCGCAGACTCCAGCGCGGTGTTCCTACGCATGGACGGCAGCGTGGCAACCAGCGGTGCACAGATGAACATGAGTTCCACTACCATCACGAACGGCGCGTTGCAGACCCTCAGCACGTTCAACTTCACTATCCCTGCTGCATAACACTTCCTACCCCGTCTGAGATACGGCGGGGTAAGGGGTACGTGTCATGGCTGACCAATTTGTAGCATGTATATATGGCTCGTCCAGCGCAGGCACGTCTCCTGATGGCATAACGTGGACAGCGCGATCCATGCCGTCTACCGCGAATTGGCGGTCGATAGCATGGAACGGGACCGTGTATTGTGCTATTGCCAACGGTAGTAACAAAGCCGCAACGTCGCCAGACGGGATAACATGGACTGCTAGAACGCTTCCATCATCGGCTAGTTGGACCGACATCGCGTGGAACGGCACGGTGTTCTGCGCCGTAGCGGACGGGACCACAGCGGCCACATCACCAGATGGCGTAACCTGGACCGCGCGCACGTTACCGTCCTCCGGCACTTGGTCGGCGATAGCCTGGAACAACTCTGTATTCTGCGCCATAACGTATGGCGGTACGGCGGCGGCCACGTCTCCCGACGGGATAACATGGACAGCTAGAACCCTCCCAGCATCAGTCAACTGGTATGGGATGGTATGGAACGGGGCCATATTCTGCGCGGTAGCGTACGGCAGTGCGACAGCGGCTACGTCGCCGGACGGGATAACATGGACCTCCCGTACGCTGCCGTCGTCATCGAATTGGCAAAGCGTAGCGTGGAACGGGTCGGTGTTCTGTGCGGTCTCAGCGACAGCCGGCACGACGGCGGCCACGTCTCCTGATGGGATAACATGGACTGCCCGTACCCTGCCGGTATCATCGAATTGGGAAAGAATAGCGTGGAACGGGTCAGTGTTCTGTGCAACAGCGACGACTACGAACGCCGCCACATCACCAGACGGCATCACATGGACGGCGCGCACCATGCCGTCGTCTGGTACATGGATTGGACTAGCAGGATCCATGAATCCCGACATAACCCCCGCGATCAATGCGGACATGACGGTGCCGGCCATATCGCTACTCACCGGATCAGACGGCGCCATCATAGTAGCATCCCTGCCGTCATGCGATAGCGGTAGCAACGGCGCAGACAATCTAGTAGCCCCGCCGCCTACTCTGACGATGGGGGAACTTATCTCCACTATCGACATAGCGATCAGCCCCCCATCACTGGATGCTACGGCGGTACAGAACCCATATGCGTTCCTCACCGCGCCGCCGCCGGCGATAGATATCGGAGCGGCGCCGGAGGCAGGTATGCTCACGGGCAGCGCGGGGGCACCCGCGTTGTATGCATACTCAGTATCGTCGCCAGTAATGACTGTAGATATTACAGCTCCGGCCCCCCAAGCTGAACTCAGGTGGTGGAGTGCGGATCTGGCGGCTCCAGTACCTACGTTGAGCGCTACGTCTCTGACCGGCGAGATCATAACAGTTACCGCAGTCGCGGCGACGCCGATACTATCGGCCGACGCGATCAACCCAGCCATCATCACTGCGGACATGGCCGCGCTGCCGCCGCAGTTGAGTGCTGCCATAGCCACTGGCAACGTGGCCGCCGCGGCACTGCTTGCCCGAGCGCCGCAGGTGCAGGCACAGGTGTTGACAGGAGAAGTCGGTACGGCGACTCTCAGCGTCGCCACACCCGTCATGGCCGCCGCCGGGTACCCGGCCTACACAGTCACGTTCGCTGGCGCCGCGCCTGCGCCATATCTCGGCGCGACAGTGTCAGCGGTGCTGTCGGAGAACTACCGTACATGGGTATTGAACACCCGCACTGGTGCGCTCACGGAGTACGGCACCTTTGCATTCAACAGCTACACCGTGTTCAACGGCAAGGTCATCGCTGCCGGCGCGACGGGTCTGGTTGAGGTCGGGTTACAGGCGACCGACGCCGGCGCGGCGATCAACAGCACGGCGACTACCGGGCAGGAGTCGTTCGGATCGTCGGTGCACAAGCGCGTGCCGCGGGTGTACACCAGCTACAGCGCGGACGGCGACATGAGGTTCTCCACCATCACGACTGAAGGCGGAACGCGAACCTACGCACTTGACTGGAATAGTCTCCATGGTACGCAGCAGCGGCGCGTGCCGGTCGGGAAGGGCCCTAAATCACGGTTCTGGCAGTTCTCGATGGCCAACGTGAACGGTGCCGACTTCTCGATTAACGATGTGCTCGTCATGCCGACCCACTTGCGCCGTCGGGTAATGTAGTGGCCCATGCGGATATTTCCGGTTGACCTACCCGCCGATGAGACCAAATGGATAGGATGGGCTACCCAACGATGCCGAGCGCTCTATGAAAACGCGAAAACCCCACAGTTCAAGTATGTCATGCCGGCGCCAACAGTGCTGTGCAAACTAGGACGCGATACGGCAGGGCTGTATGCGTATGTAATCCATCTCGGGGTGCCGTACTATCCTAGCCTGGCGTTGGCGAATATGATGGCCGAAACCAGGCTGCACCCTCAAGCAGTTGTGCGAGGACTGGGCCCGAATACGAACTTTCAGACTACTGCGCTACCAAGTAATGAAAACAGTACCGTCGCGAGCTTTTACTACCGCGGAGATGCTGCGCAAAGATCCGGGCACACATTAATCGCCTCTGACAGCGGATCTTTGGGGAGAGTTGGCAACAATATTGTGGCGGTGAATTGGCCCCTAACGTCCGACCAGTTTCGCTTTATCAGTCTTCTCGGCACGCCCGCTAGCCCAAGCGATGACCAGTGGGATGTTTTCAACGGTACTGTCACCCCGGCGGGTAATTTTTGGGGGCCATTCCAAGGCGCTCGTTCCCCCGGCGCTGCGGGATCGTTGCGTGATGCTATAGCATGGGAGAGGGAGAACAACGGTAAAGGCGAGCGGTTCGCGGCAGGGGTTCTTCCGGAAGACTGGGACGCTTTGCTGAAGCTTCGCCACCCACTCAGTACAGACGCGGCCGAGGTATCTCCCGTCGAAGGGGAAACGGCACGTATCACGTTGTTCGGGCCAGACGGTAAGACCTCCCTGGACGACTGGAATCGTGGCGCCGATGTAAAAATACATGTGTTCGGCTCCGTGACATGCGCATATTCAGCAGGGGCCGCATCTTACGTCTTCAAGGGGTGGAAGCCCCTGGCGGCGGCCGATATCTTGCGGATCGGCCGTCGTGTGCGGGTCATTGGGGGGCATCCTGCGCTAGTCAAAATTGTTTACGAGAATGGTACCCCACTCAAGATCGTGACGACTTTAGGGGATACCATAAACCCTGTGTACAGTGACGGGAGCCCAGTAAATATCCTGAGTAACTCTGGGGAATTTGTGACGGTCATCACGATAGGGGCGCCAAATACGCCCGTGGGGGACTTTATTTACGGCTTCCCGTTTCACAGCTACGATGGATTATGGGTAACTGCTGACAACGACGGAAACCTTCTCTGGTTCGACAATTACCCTACGACCAATGTTCTCCTTGAGTACGGGGGCATGCGATATGAGAGCCTGGTTACGTTGACAGCGGACAAGAATCGCGCGCTTTTGGCCGATACTACAACGCTGCCACAAGACGACCAGTTAATGAAGCAGGTTCGCTCGCTGATGTAAGCTTGTGATACACTACTAAGCCAATAGGCCAAAGGAGCCTCTGACATGACCTTTGCAGCAGACCAGGCGGCACAGGCAGCACTTCGGGACAACGTGTTCGCGGCGGCGGACGGGTATCTTCAAAACCTGCTGGCGACAACAGAGGTCAGCTTCTCGAACAACTTCAACATCGACTCTATCCTGCCCGACTCGTATAACTACGCGGCGGTGCCGGAAGTAAGCTTCGCACTCAACGTGCCGGGGTACTCACCGAACATAGCGATCGTATCGGCTACCCCCCCAACGGCGCCTACGCTGTCGTTCTCTACCGTCACAGATGTCGTCGTCCCCGACCTGGCAGCGACTGCGCCGGCACTGAACTTTCCTGTTGCCCCCAATTCCGATCTACCGAATTCACCGACTGCGGCGCCGAGTTTCACGTCGCCGACGATACCGACATCCCCACTGCTCAATCTCCCCACGGTGCCCACGCTCGCCGCGCTGGCGTTGCCTGATCCGCCATCCATATCACTGCCATCATTCAGCGCGATATCGCCGCCGGATGATCTGGTGGCCCCGACTGCGCAGTTCCAGTTCGCGGAGGCAGCGTACCAATCACTCTTGCTCGACCCGCTAAAGTCGAAGCTGCTCGACAACTTGGTCAACGGCGGCTACGGCATCGAGACCGCCGACGAGATCGCGTTGTTCAACCGCGTGCGGGACCGGGAAGTTGAAGCGATGATGTCCAGGATCAGTGATGCCGGCCGGGCGATGGCCGCCCGCGGGTTCCCGCTACCACCCGGTGAACTGAGCGTCCATGTTGACCGCGCGTATCAGGAGATGCAGGATAAGGTATCGTCGGCGTCGCGGGACATCATGCTGGAGCGCTCGAAGTTGTTTGTCGAGAATCGCCAGTTCACGCTCCGCGAGGTCAAGGAAGTCGAGCAGATGCTTATCAACTTCCACAACGCCGTGCAGGAGCGCTCGTTGAACGTGGCGCGGCTCACAGTCGAGTTGTCCGTCACCATATTCAAGGCGCTCGTGGAACGGTATAGCGCACGGATGAATGCCTACCGTGTGGAAGCTGAAGTGTTCGCGGACAAGATCCGTGGCGAACTGGCCAAGGCCGAGATATATCGGACGCAGGTAGACGCAGTGAACGTCGGCTCGCAACTCCAGCGCAACCAGGTGGAGACATACCTGGCGCAGTTGAAAGGTGTAGAGACGACAGTTGGCATCTTCCGTGTCCAGATGGATGCAGCGAAGGTGCAGGCAGAGATCGAGCGCATCAAGCTGGAAGCCTATCGGTCGCAGGTGGATACCTACACGGCGCAGGTGCAAGCCAAGGTGGCTGAGTTCGGCATGTACCGCTCGCAGATTGAAGGCGAGACGGCGAAGGTGCAAGCGTTTGAAGCACAGGTGCGCGCATTCGTGGGGCAGGTCGGCGCCGCGGAGATCAAGTCCAAGGTCCAGCTTGGCAAACTCCAACAGGAGACGGAGCAGGCGCGGGTGAAGCTACTGTCTTACCAAGGGCAACTGGAGCAGTACAAAGCGGATGTGGAGCGGCAAGTTCAGTCAGGCAAACTACAGGTCGAATTGTATAGTGCGATAGTCGGCGCGGACAAGATGGTCAATGACGGACTGCTTGGCCGGGCGAATCTCCAGCAGGAGGTTCTCAAATCGACCACGCAGCAAAACATCCAGATCAGCGAGATGACGATCGCCGACGCCAGAGCGAAGTTGGAAGCCGCAGTGGCGGCGCTCAAGTTCAGAACGGAAGGCACGCACTACGCCAGCGAAAAGTTCTTCGCACTTCTCACAGCGCTGATGAGTACGGTCAACACGTTGTCGGTATCGACAGCAACGCAATAAAGGAACGATCATGGCTACAGGATACGGTGCGGCTCCATTGCTCAATATGTCGGAGAACGACCCCTCTGGGCTCACTCCTGCGGGGCGCGCACTACGGAAATTTATGCACCCTGAAGAATGGCAGGCAACTCCAGGATCTACTTTGCCCCCGGCAGGCGAATGGGTTCGTCAGAACATGTTCGGGGCACAACCTCCCGTGATGCCTACTGCTACGCAAGCCGATGTGCGCAAGTCGGACAACGCCATTGCCGCAGGGGCGGCCCCGCAGAGCATGATGGACCGCGTCGCAGGTATCTTTGGCGGCGGTGCAGCGGCTCCGGCGGTAACTGCCACGGCAGCCGCCCCTGTATCCACACCAGTAGCCCCACAGGCAGGGTTCCAGTCACAGGTACGTGCAACTGACAATGCCATCGCGGCGAACAACCAGCCTCTGGTTGTCGACGGTCAGTGGGCTGCTCCGCACGGTGCGTCCCCCGGCATCGGTGCGCAACTTGTGGCGGGGCCAGCAACGACCAGTGTATCGTCCAGCCGCGACGCGAATGGCAACCTCGTGTTCACCAACGCGCCACCGAGCGGCGCCGCCCCCGTGACCAAGGGGCCTGCTTTGTACCGCCCCATCCCCGGCGGCTTCGGTGCGGCGTACGCGGCTTCGATGAATCAGGCACGCGCAGCAGGACAAGACAGGGCTGCGCAGGAGACGGCGCTCAAGTTGCCGGAGATCATGAAGCACGGGGCTGAAGCTACCCTGCTGAGTGAGCGGGTGAAACTCGCCGCTGCGGAGACGGACCCTGCGAAGAAGGCCGCGATCTTGGCTGGGCATATCATGCCAGAACGCAAATTGGAGTTCCCACTAGGGCTTCAGCCGCCACTCGACCCGAAGAATCCGGTCGCCGTTGCAGCAGATCCCTATACTGGAAAGGTGGTTACCACCAACATCCGCCCTGCTGCACAGGCGACAGTGGAGCAACTTCAGGCGTATGCTAAATCTCAAGGGCAGGTGATGACCCCTGAGCAGATTCGTAACATGGCCGCGCAGCAGGGTATACGGGTCACGAACTGATCCCATGGCTGGACAAACCCCTCCAGCAGGTGTTGGGCTAGACCTTCGCCAAGCGGTGGCAGGGCTCGACCCCGCCGCGCCCGCCGCCGGGCTGGACCTGACGCCAGCGGCATCATTCGCGCCACCCCCACCGGAACCGCCCGGCCCCTTCGTTCGCGGTCTGAAGACAGGTGTATCCGACCTCAAGTCGATCGGTGGCGGCGTGCTCCAGTACGCAGGTCGCGGGCTCGGGGCCAAGCCGCTCGAAACCCTGGGCGAGACGATCGGGAACAACGCTGCCGCGGAGTCCGCTCCCTACCGCATGCAGGTGGAGGATGTCGGCAAGGCGTTCGACCAAGGCGTAGGGCCGGGGCTCGGCGCGGCTGCCGATCTGGTCAAGTACACGGTCGGCAACCAGATCCCGATGCTGGCCACTACCATCGCGGGTGGAGTAGGTGGGCGCCTCGCTGCCGGCGCGCTGGGGGCTACGCGGGCCGCTGCGGGCGTGAGTGCGGCGGAGAAGGCCGCAGCCGTGGCCAAGGTAGCGGCGGGCACCGCAACGCCGGGCGAAGCGGCTATCGCATCCGCAGTGAAGGCAGCAGACCTCGGCGCCGAACTTGGACTGGGGGCGTCGTCTGTCGGCATGGAACTTGGGCAGATCGCTCCGGAAGGCTTGAAGCCTGAGAACAACGCCTCGATGCTCCAGATGGCCGCAGGCGCGCTCGTCTCTGGCGCCACAGATACTGTGCTGCCCATCTACCTCGCGCGTAAGATGGGGCTGATAGGGGCCGCAGAACGAGCGCTCACCCCGCGCGCCGCAGGGCTGGGGGCGATAGCCAAGGATGTCGGGGGTACCGCGCTGAAGGCCGGCGCGTTCGAGGCCGGGCAAGAAACTACACAGTCGGCGATCGAGCGGGCCGCATCCAACCAACCCCTGACTGGCCCGGAAGCGGGTAGCGACTACCTGAACTCCGGCGTGATGGGCGGCATCATGGGCATCCTGACCGGCAGCATCGCCGGTGGCGTCCATTCTATGCGGCGTACGGTCAAAGGTGCGGAGCAGGTTGTAGCGCCACCCACGGAGTCAGCGGTAACCCCCACCGAACCGGCACCGGTGCCCCCCACCCCTGAAGCCGTGCATGCCGACCTCGTGGCGCAGCATGCCGCCGCGGCGGAGACTCTGGCATCGTTGGGGCAGGCCATCACGCAGGCGCAACAGCAGCACGACGCGCTTGTAGCGGCCCGCAAGGAACTCGATAACGAGTCCAAGCTGGAACCCGGCCAGCGGCGAACCAACAAAGAGATCACGCTGGCCAAAAAGGAAGCGACAGCGCAGATCAAAGCTGCGAAGGCCAAGATCGAAGAACTGGGCGGGCAGGCGTTCGCCGCCAGGAACACAGTAGAGGCGCTTGCTCCGCAGGTAGAGGCGGCGAAGAAGGCCATCCCGATACCGATGCCTGATGAGTTGGGGCTTGTTCCTCGCGACATGAGCCTGGTTCCAAAGGATGAACCGTTCACGCCACCGGCACCGTCGCGTCCGAAATACGAATCGATGTTGTCTGAGTCCGACATGCAGCCGACCATGGGCAGGATACTCCGGCAGCATACGTTCGAGTTGGCTTCGGATCAGGCGCAGGCGGGCAAGGCAGACGAAGTATCCAGATCGATAGAGATGCCACCGAAACCGCAGAGCCCGTTCGCGGACACGCTACAAAGCGCAGTCATGGATGCGCAGAGGCGCAACGAAGAAGATCAGCGAGTAGCCCAACAGGCGGCGGAACAAGAGGCCCTGAAGCAGTCGGCCGAAGCTGCCGCGCCGAAGGATCACGAACTGCCGGCGTTGAACGCGATCATCAGTCGAGGGGCCATATCCGAAGCGGACCAGGCGTCGCTGATATCTCGCGGGTTCGCGCAAGTGAAGCCGGACGGCAGGGTTGCGCTGACTAAGGAAGGCTTCGCGGCAAGGCAAAAGCTCACACGCCGTACTCCGGCAGGAGCGGCCGAGGCGGCACGGATCGCCGTCGAAGGAGAACCAATAACACAAGAACCGGTGTTGCAAGAACAACAACCCGCCACAACAGCCGTTGCCGAACCGACTACCGATCTGCATACTTACATCGCAGACAGCTTAGCGACTAAGAAGAACATATCCGACGCGAAGAAGATCGAACATGCGAATCACATAGAGAAGTCGATTCAGGACATCACTAGCGAAGCCGCAGCGATGCCCGCTAACTTGCGGCAGACATTCATCAAGGACGAGGTCAAGACGCGGGTGGGGTTCAGGCTGAACACGGAACTCAAGAACGAGATCGTTGACCATATCACCAAGGCGACGCGCGATGCGGGGGACAGAGAAACTATAACCCCGGCGGATGACAAGAATATTGGAGCCAACGCTGCGGGGGAAACGCTGCACGAGCGGCAGGATGGTTCCGTGTACAGGATGCATTACGGGAAACCCGATTTCGGTGGAGATCTCGTGCCTGCTAAGCGATACTCGAAGGGTGCCGCTTCTAGTGCCCCGATTGTGGCATACCGCGGGATCAGCAAGTCAAAGCCGTTCAACGGGTCTGGTACCGTATGGGCTACAACGAGCCGTGATGTGGCCGAGGCATATGCGCAAGAAGTGTTCGGGTATGACGATGCAGCAGTGATAAAGGTGCAAGTTGATCCGACAGGGGTGCCGCGACATGACATCAGGAAAATGACTGACGCGCAGCGCGGGGCACTTTCACCTGATGAGTTTGGAAACCCGCAAGACATAGGAATATACGACAACTCTGACGACTCGAACCTTGGTAGTGGGTATGGGCACACTGCGATCCATGTGCCAGCCAAGAACGTGCGGGTAATTGAAGAGTCCAACGCCGCCCTAACCCAAGACGAATTCGACACCCTGTCCCCGGAAGCCCAGGCCGCCGCGGTGGATGCTTACACCAGCACGATGCGCGCCAAGGGCACGGCGCTGATCGGTCGGCTGCTCAGCCTCATCGGTGACCGCCCTGAACTCAAGGCGACGACGTTCTCGGCCGAGCCGGGCGGGCACATCGGTTCCTACACCCGCACCGGCCCACTCAAGGCCGCCATCAGCATGGCGCTGAACGCCAAGGAGGGCCTAAGCGTCGCCGACCACGAGGGGTATCACTTCGCCGAGGACTGGCTACTGACCGGCGGCGAGAAGAAGGTCGTCGCCAACGCGCTCAGGGAAGGCAAGCCACTGTTCGACCAACTGGTTGCCAAGCTCCGGCAGTACGACCGCGAGAACGGCACCAGCCTGACTGACGAAGTGACGGCGATCCCGGCGGAAGCGCGGGCCTACGCCTTCGAGTTCTGGCGGCGCGGCGAGTTCAAGGCCGAGGGCGCGCTGGCGAAGGCATGGGCGAAGATCAAGCAGTTCTTCGAGCGCGTCGCCAATGCCGTCAGGGGGCAGGGGTTCCAGTCGATCGAGGATGTATTCGCGGCGTTGAGTCACGGCCAGATGGCGGAACGCGAGATGGTGGCGCCGGAAGGGCGGGCGGCGTATGAGTCGCGTGCGCGTGGCAACTCGTGGTACTACTCCGCCCTGACCGACGCCATCGCCGCCATGCCAACCAAGCAGGCGAGCGCGCAGGGATGGAAGGATCAGACCAAAGGGCTAGTCGCCAAGGGCGTAGTCAAGCAGGTCGAACTCGATGCCGTGGGGCTGAACGACTGGCTTGATCTCCGGCAGGGCAAGGTCACCAAGGACGAAGTCATGACGTTCCTTGGCGAGCACGGCGTTCAGGTTCTGGATGTGACACTGGACGATAAGGCATTGTCCAGACAGAAGGACTACGAATCAGCACAAGATGTGCTGGAGACCGCCGAGGATCGATTAAACACGGAGATAACTAGGACAACGGGCCTTACCGACGATCAATGGGCGTTCAGAGATATCGTGGCAAATATCCGCGCCGGCAACGAAGTGAAAGGTATCGACTCTGCCGTGTTGCGTGGCTATCAACAGGCCTATGCAAAATATACCGAAGCAGCAGCAGCCCGCGACACACGCGCCGGCGAAACCAAGTTCTCCGGCTACCAACTCCCCGGCGGCGAGAACTACCGGGAGTTGCTGCTGACGTTACCGGAGACTGGCAAGTTCCCAAGTGATTGGACCGTGCACGACCAAGGGAGGGCGTTCGATGGCACGACCCGCTTCGTCGCGAAGAACGCCGATGGCGATGTGATGTCATACGGCGCTACGCGAGAGCAGGCGATGGAACGCAGCATAGCCCGCGACCGACGCAACAATGGAGCAGAGCCGACATCATTCCGCTCCACCCATTTCGACCAGCCCAACATTCTCGCCCACGTCCGCTTCAATGAACGCCACGACGCGGATGGGAACCGCGTGTTGTTCCTTGAGGAGATTCAATCCGACTGGGCGCAGAAGGGGCGGAAGGATGGGTTCAGAAAAGAAGAGTTCACGGTCACGAACTTAAATGGCATTCGCAAGGCCATATTCGCTACTGAACGGGAGGCGAATCAGTTCATCACAGAATCCGGCCGTGATGATCTGGAGATCCGCCAAGAGCCGAGCATGAACCGTGGCATCCCATCTGCCCCCTTCGTTACCAAGACCGAAGCCTGGACCGCGCTGGCCCTCAAGCGGATGATCCGCTACGCCGCAGAGAACGGGTTCGACAAGGTGGCATGGACGACGGGCGAGCAGCAGGCGGAGCGGTATGACTTGAGTAAGCAGATCAACCGGGTCGAGATCAGCAGGCCGCAAAACGGAACTTTCGCGGTGTACGCCTACAAGGAAAAAACAGACACCATCCCGGCGTTACAGACCAAGGCGGAAAACGAGAGCGAGTTGGCCGACATCATCGGGAAGGACTTGGCGGCAAAAGTAGCCAAGCAGCCTATTGGGACGAAGCGAGATTACACAGGCATAGACCTCAAAGTCGGCGGCGAAGGCATGAAGGGCTACTACGACAAGATCGTGCCGAGCGTAGCCAATGAGATACTGCGGAAACTCGGCGGCGGGAAGGTGGGGGTTGTGGCGCTGCGTGGTGCCCTCATAGAACGGATCAACAGAGACAAAGTACGTGTATCACTGGACGACGGCACTTATCGTTTTTTCTCCAGCGAGCAAAATGCACAGGAGTACCTCGACAAATTTGGTACGCCCAGCGGCTTAGAACAACCCGGCTTCACTATTACCCCGGCGCTGGCTGAAGCCGCGGCGAACGGGCTGCCGCTGTTCTCCAAAGCCGCTGTCGAGATGCGCAACCGCATGGCGAACGGTGAGCTGGAAGCGATGCAGATCAGCGAGCAGTACGCGCACATCATCGAGAACGCGAAGCCGTCCAGTGACATCCTTACCCGCGTGCTGGGTATCGCCAAGGAAGACATCCTCGGCGGCATCGGCCGCTGGTGGACGAACAACATGTCGACGCCGAACTACATCTCGTCGGCGTCGAACGGCTTCAAGAACGTCTATCAGGCGTTCAACACCTACAGCCGCTACCGCAAGATACTCGCTGAGCAACTGGTGCGCGAGCGTGTACCCGACTGGTACAAGGCATCCGACGTGGATCGCCGGGCGGCGTTCGACGTGATGCTGAAGCGCACGCTGGAGAAGTACACGGCGTCGTCGCAGGAACTGACCGACCTTCTGGCCGCACTCACGCCCGCGCAGCGCAAGTTGTACGACCAGGCCACGGGCATGATCGCTGGCGTGCTGCAACGCCAGTTCGACAGCCAGAAGGAATCACGCAAGCGACATCTCGGCGCCGAGGCGTACGAGAAGTGGCTGGCCAACCGGCAGGAGCAGGTGACCGCGCTGATCGATCAGGGCTACGTCCCGCTGCGTCGCTACGGCGACTACAGCGTGGAAGTGTACATGGAATCACCGGACGGCAAGCGGGTCAAGGCTGGGCTGGAGTTCTTCAACTCGCCAAGCCAGGCGAAGACGGCCGCCCTCGCCTACGCCAAGGAGATCGAACGTGCCGGCGTCGCGCTGAAGGTCGAGATGGGCCGTCGCAGCAAGAACGAACGCGACACCGGCGTCTCGCTTGAGCAGTTTCTCGGCACGCTGCGCCGGCAGGGTATCGACATCTCGCAGGCGGAACGCGAGCGTTTGGTCGTGGCCATGACCAACGCTGACTCGCTCGTACGTACCCAGATGATGCGCCGCGAGGGTCTGGCCGGGTTCTCCACCGACAGCATGCGCGTGCTGCATGAGTTCGGTGTGAACACATCGAGTGAGATCGCCTACGCCCGCTTCGCACCGGTCCTCGATGCCGCGCTCGACGGTGCCGAAGTCACGTCCGACATCGACGCCAGGACCAGCGAGCCGATCATCACCATCGGCGAATCATTCGGCAGGCGCGAGGACGGCGTCGCCAACAACCTGTGGGAGCGCGACGGCCCGATGTCAGGGTTCTACAAGGACCGCGCCAACGCCATGGCCGACACCACGCTGGTGCCGGATCGTCAGAGCGTGGCGGCTACCAAGCTGCGCACGGCCGGCGTGATGTACTTCATCGGCGGCTCCATCTCCGGCGCCGCCGTGAACACGCTCTCGGTCCCCATGGTGCTGACTCCGTATCTCTCGACCCACACGGACTACCTTAACGCGACCATGACTTCGATGAAGACATGGAAGGATGCCTGGCAGCACTACAGCGTTCTGCGCGACATGGACAAGATGAAGAACCCCGACCCGGCGACAGCAGCCCGGCTGGACGCGGCGGGGATCGACAAGGGCATGCGAGACGCCATCGTCGCGGCGGCCGACCATATTTTCGATACCGAGATCCACATGATGCTCGGCATCTCGCAGGGGTCGCTATACTCCAAGAGCCGCAACATCCAGCGCGCCGCGGAGGTCTGGATGGCACCGTTCCGCGTCACGGAGCAGACCAATCGCCTGGCGTCATTCATGGCGGCGTACAGGGTCGCCACGACAGGCGAGGGCGTGAAGCAGGCGGACGGGTCATTCAAGAAGCTCTCGGGGCAAGAGTTGTTCCGCTTCGCCAGCGAGACGGTGGATGCCACACAGAACAATTATAACGCTTGTGTGGATACCAGCACCGAGTGTCTGACGGAAAACGGGTGGAAACGGTATGACGAAGTTAGCGCAGGGGACACGTTATATGGGGTAGATCCGGCAGGGATGCTGATCGAGACTATCGCACGGCAAATCAATATATTCCCCGGCGCGCAGCCCGCACTGGCGTTCAAACACGGTAAAAACTTCGAGATGGTAGTTACAGCGAACCACGATTGCTTAATTCAGAACTACAACAGCCGGGATAAGAAATGGCAGCAGATGCGTAAAATCCCCGCCCGAGATATCAAGGGTAGTCACCACATGCTGCGCTCGCCTCTCGGAGGGGCGCTTGAACGTACGGCGATATATAGCGACGATTTTGTATCGCTCTTAGGGTGGGTAGCTTCAGAAGGTTCGTATGGCAAGGTACGCACGCCAGGGCAAGTGGGGGATGTGAAAATATCGCAAAGCCAAAGTCATAACCCACAATACGTGGCGGAGATCGAGGCCCTGTTACAGCGGTTAGGAATGAAATATCGTCGGTATGACAATCCGCATAAAGAACACCCAAGCGGAAAACCGCATGATATGGTTACGTTCACAGTGCAGGCCCCAGATTCATGGCGGATACGCGAAGCGCTACCAGATAAGCGGGTTACCCCTGCGCTTGTACAAAAACTCACGACCTCCCAGATGGAGTTGTTCTTGGCGGCGTTCACAATGGGCGACGGGCACATCAGCGCAGGGCTAGTGATCACGCAAAAGTCACAGGAGACTATAGATACACTTCAGATGATAGCGTCGCTAGTGGGTATTACATCTTCAATATATAAACCGCCGGGGCGGGGTTGGAGTACATTGCGCCTCGGCATCGCGACGAAGCGTAGTCATATGCGTGCGATGCGCATATCAGAACAGGTAGTGGACACGGTATGGTGCCCGACTACAGAGTGCGGCACATGGATCGCGCGTCGCAATGGACGGGTATTTGTTACGGGGAACTCAAATCGCCCCGGTATCATGAGCAATCCGATCGGTGCGCTGATGTTCCAGTTCAAGTCGTTCCCGCTGTTCATCAGCGAGGCTACGGCGTTGATGTATAAGGC